GACAGCAGTGCAAAATGAGACAGGTGTTGAGGGCGCAGCCAACATCGCCTGGACTCTGGGGGACGACAGCGCCGTCAACACCAAGTATAAATACCTCTCGATGGCCGTTCCGAATAATTCCAACCCAGCCGTTTACAGTGTTGATATCAAGAAGGACTCTGATGAGACCAGATTTCCACTTGTCTTCGCCAGTTTCTCAGGTTGTGGCGTTCCCGCTAAGTACGTGTCATTTGGGGTTATTGTAAACACCAAGACTGGCGCACTTCTTAATCATACTTCTGCCCCAACCAATAGTGGAATAGATGACTATGGGGATTGGTGGCGGGTATGGATCTCAAAGGCAAATAACAATGTAGGGAATAATTCTCTTGCAATATACGTTTACCCTGCCTGGACGAACGCTTGGGCTACTGCGGCTGTTACTGCGGCGACTGGAACGGTAATCGTTGATGCCGCGCAGGTCGAGCTGAATGCGTCCAGTCCATCGGCCTTCAGTTTTCCTGCGTATGATGTCGTGGGCGGTCTCTCCGCCAATGCGGGGATGGCTGACACGGGGGCGGGCACAGACGCCACGCCGCTGCAGGCGAGCGGGCAGGTCGCCGAGTCCGGATCGGGGACTGATAGCGTCTACGGGCTTGGCGCCGCTTCTGTAATTGTTTCTGATACTGCGGAAGGGACCGACTCCGTTTATGGCCTCGCGGCCTCATCGGTCGTCGCCGCTGATTCCGCCACCGGGGCAGACACGGTCTACAACAATGTCGCCCACTCCAATGCCGTGATAGAGGACACGGGCAGCGGAACAGATGTCACTCCTTTGGGAGCAGTCAGTCAGGTCACTGATTCCGGTAGTGGTACGGACACCATCTTCGGTCTTGCCGCGCGGGCGGGGGTCACGGACAGCGCTGCCGGTTCTGACACGGCCTTCCCGGTCATCAACCCGGTCATCGCTGATTCCGCTGTCGGCACAGAGGCCAGGGTCGTCCAGGCCGCCGCCCAGGTCGTTGATTCTTTCTATGGCGACGAGTTGATAGTTCGCTTCGGGGACATGGAGAAGCAGACCGTTGACTTCGGGACTGGAGCGGAGGCACTCATCATCGCTGTGGTGGCTGCAGCAGCTCTGGATTCGGGGATCGGGGTGGATGCTACGCTGATAAGCTCAATTACAGTTGTCACGGATAGCGGGACTGGGGCGGACAAGTCGCTTGTCCCGACTGCTTCTGTCGGGGTCGTGGACTCGTCCATTGGAGCGGCGGTCGCGCTGGTCACGGCTTTCGCCTCCGTAGCGGACGCGGGGTTTTTGATCGATCTTGTCATCTTCCGGCAGGTCGCCGTGGTGAGTGACTCCGCCGATGGCGCGGATGGGGCGATTGCGACTGAGCTCTTCTTTGTGAAGGTGATCGCGGAGAATACTGGTTTCGGGGCAGATGAGTTTGCGCTCAATATTGGCGCGATTGTCGTCTTCGACTCCGCCACCTCTGAGGAGGTGATCTGGAGGGATAATGTCTGGAAGACAGTTTTCGACTCTGGGGATGGGACAGACGCGGTCTCCTCCGTCAGGCCCTATGAGGCGATCTGGATGGTCTCCAGCAGGACGGCGAAGATAGTCGCAGATAGTCATGTGAAGATGGACTTCGGCGGGGCGAGCGCGATGTCTTCCCGCGTGATCGCCGGGTTAAGTGAGCTTATGATACAGAGGGCAGTCAATGAGCGATAAGATTTATGTGGGCACGGTAGGTCTGGAAGTCCGCGTCACCATGAGCGAGGACATCTCGACGGCCGCGGTGACGCGCTTCCTGATGCGCAAGCCTCAGAGCGGGGAGGTCAACTGGGTGACGGTCATTGAGGGCACTTCCGTGTTGAAGTATATAACGGTGGCGGGGGACTTGGATGAACCAGGTGTCTATTACCTGCATCCATATTTGGAAATCGGCGGCTGGTCGGGCTATGGCACACCAGTCTGTTTCAAAATCTATGACAAATGGAGGTGACAGGAGATGTTAGATTGGGAAAGAATCGGGCACAAGACAGAGTTCATTATCAACAGGTTCAACAGCAAGGACTTCGAGGAGTTCGGGTTCTTCGCGCCTCCGGTGGGCCTCGGTCGCACGGGGTGGAAGGGCAACGTGCTGCTCAACTCCGGCATCCAGCTTATGCTGGACCTCATGACGGGGTCGAACGTTGACTCCGCGAGCTACTTCAACCAGGCCAACACCTACATAGGGGTCGGCACGAGCACCCTGGCGGCGGCTTCCACGCACGCGGGGCTGCAATGCACCACGGCCAGCAAGGTCTTCGTCCAGGCGTCGGCGGGCTACCCCAGCAGGACCTCTGAGACCATTTGGTACAGGGCGCTGTTCGGGAGCAATGACGCAAACAACAGCTGGGCGGAGTTCACCATTTGCAACGGGCTCTCCGACGCGGCGGGCTGCAATCTCAACAGGGCGGTGAGCGATCAGGGCGTCAAGGCCTCGGGACAGACCTGGACCATCGACGTCAAGATCACCCTCGACTAGGCAGGAGTTGTGATGGGGTTCTTAGATCGTATATTCAGGAAGGAGTCCAAGGTCGCCCGCCTGGCGGTGACCAGAGGGGTGGGTGGGCAGAAGTGGACGGAGCGGCGCTACGAGACATTTGCGCGGGAGGCGTACATGCGCAACGTCGTGGCGTTCCGCTGCGTCTACGAGATCGCCACCTCCGTCTCCGCCGCCGGGTGGGAGGTCTACAAGGTGGGCTCCGGTGGGGTCCGGTCTCAGTTGCAAGACCACTGGCTGAATGACCTGATAGTGCGGGCCAATCCGGGCCAGTCCTTCCCCACCCTGCTGACCTACTCCATCTCGTATCTGCTGCTGAGCGGGGACGGGTTCATGGAGCGCGTGGCGCTGGAGTGGGGTCCCAACGGGGGGACGGTGAAGGAGCTGTACGCGCTGCGCCCAGATAAGATGAAGCTGATGTTCAGCGGGGGCAAGCTCTCCAGCTACCGCTACAGTGAGAGCGGCGGGGAGGGGGCGGACTTTCCCGTGGACGCGCTGACGGGGCAGAGCGATCTGCTCCACATCAAGCTGTTCAACCCGTTGGACTCTGACTTGGGGATGAGTCTGATGCACCCCACCGGGCGGGAGATCGATACCAGCAACGAGGCCATCAACTGGAACAAGAGCCTACTGGAGAATCAGGGGCGTCCGGGACTGGTGTTCACGGTGGTGGGCAACCTCAGCGAGGACCAGTGGGACGACCTGGAGCGCCAGTTAGAGGGGCGCACGGGCGCGGAGGGCGCGGGCAAGAACATCATCATCGAGGGCGAGCGCGGCACGAGCGTCACCCCCTACAACTTCAGCCCCGCGGAGATGGATTGGCTGGAGGGCAACAGGGACACGTCGCGGCGCATCTGCTACGGCTTCGGGGTGCCGCCGGTGCTGATGGGTATCCCCGGCGACTCCACCTACAACAACCAGAAGGAGGCGCGGCAGGCCTTCTGGGACACCACTGTGCTCTACTACCTCAACCTGTACAGGGCGGAGATAAACAACTGGCTGATGCTGCGTGACCAGAAGCTGCTGCTTGACTATAATCTGGATGACGTTCCCGCGATGGAGTACCGCCGCACCACCAAGTGGGAGCGCGCGGAGAAGTCGAATTTCCTCAGCGTCAACGAGAAGCGCGAGCTGGCGGGCTATGAGAGCTGGGGCGAGGAGGGCGACGTGATCCTGGTCCCGGCCACTATGATTCCGCTGGGCATGAGCGAGCCGGAGACCACCGGTCCCCAACCCGGGAAGCAACCGGGCGACGAAGGGACAGGCACAGATACCGGCACCGGGACGGGGGATGAGACTGGAGACGGGACAGGGACAGATGATGGGAAGAAGCAGCGGGAGGCCCTTATTCGTTTGGGCTACTCGGAGGAGCAGATAGATGAGTTCCTGGAGGACCCGCGCCGCTTTCTGAAGCCCAGTGGCAAGGGCAACGGGAAGGAGACCGCCGCGCTGCTGAGGGAGATTGCGAATAATGTTAAGCGCCTTCTTGAACAGGACAGGGGGATTGTGTGATAAGAGATAATGTGTTTTTGCAGGTAGGTAGGGACCCATTCAACGACCCCTTTTTTCGGGACATGAAGCCGCCATATGGCAAGCCCTACCCGAACGAGCACGCATGAAGATTGCAAGACCCGGGCAAGTTTGTCCGGATGCGCAGGAAGAACTGCTACAAGAAGCACGAGGGCAAGTGCGTGGACTTCATCTTTGGAGTGGCCCAGGGCGGGGGCGTGGAGGTGCAGGCGCTGCGCTACCCCAAGGAGTCCTGGAGCGCCCCGGCGGCACGGGCTCACTGTAAAGACCAGAATGGCTCGTTTGAGGCAGCGGGATAAGGGGGAATTAGGGGGTCCGGGGTGAAAGTTTAGCCTGGACCCGGTTTGGGGCCTAATTTGGGGTATTAGGGGCCGGTGTTAGAGGGGAAAAGGGATGTTCAACGTGGCCAGCAGACAGGGGAAGGCGCAGTACCAGGGCGAGATGCTCAGGATTATGGCTCGCCTGGAACAGCCCTTCGCCCGCGGCCTGGCCCCGCTGCTGAAGAAGCAGTTCAACGCCGCCGCCGACATGGTGGAGCAGGGGCTCACCGCTGTGGACCGCGCGGTGGACAAGATGCTCTTCCCCCTCAACAGCTTCTTCGTGGACCGCTACACGCGCGTGGCCGCCGTGTTCGGCGGGGAAGCGCTGAGGCGCTGGGCGGAGTCCGAGGGCAAGAAGGCGGACAGCATGCGCACGCGCTACTGGCAGAGCATAGGGCGCTGGGCGCGGACGGAGGCGGCCACCAAGGTGGTGAGGATCAACCGCACCACCAGGGGCAACATCGCCACGGTGCTCAGCAACGGCATGCGGGACGGCAAGAGCAACGCCGACATCGCCAAGGAGCTGCGCAGCGTGGGCGGGATCACCAGCCGGGTGCGCGCCGCGCGCATCGCCAGGACCGAGACACACACGGCCAGCGTCAACGCCGTGAACGAGGCCACCAAGAGCACGGGTATGGAATTCGAGCGCGAGTGGGTGGCCGCCATCGATGACCGCACCAGGGGCGCGGGTGCCAAGGACCAGTTCAGCCATATTAAGGCCAATGGCGAGAAGGTCGGGATGGAACAACCCTTCCTGGCTACGGGCGAGGCGCTCATGTTCCCTGGGGACCCGAAGGGCTCACCGGGAAATGTGGTGAATTGCAGGTGCGTCTTGCTTTACCATAGGAAAGCCGTTGGGGCAATTGATGCACCGGCAGGGCGTCCTTCAAGGCAGCGGCGTGTACCGGAAGAGATTGCTCCAGAGACCAAGCCGGAGGAGAAGCCAGAAAGCGTTCCCATCATATCCTTTAGAACAGTGGGCAAGGTTTCTGAGGAGCACATCAAAGAAATTCAGGAAGGGATGGATAAAATTCCTTTGGGGGTAAAAAAGGTTCTCTCAGATTATGGATTACAACCCGTTACGGCTGATTTCGCTAGTACCTTTGATCCCGGTCTAAAGGGTCTTACTCCCAGAGGTTGGCCAAAAGGGCATACTTGGGATAATACTGAGGGGTTTTTTAGAGAGGGAAGTAAGACGATGGTGGTTACTGAAAAAAATATAAATCCTTGGAGCCACAAAGAAGAAGCAGTGAGTCATTTTCGTAAGATATATGTTTTGAGACATGAAACAGGCCACGCACTGGATGCCGCTTTGAAGAACCCCTCAAGTTCTGTTGAGTTTATGAAAGCCTATAATTTGGATGTCGCTGAAATTCGTAAGGCGGGAAAAGGGGCGAAACATTCTTATTATCTGCAGAGTGGCAGCGCTGGATCTGAGGAGACTTTTGCCGAAATGTCATTTGGGGTATTTAGTAAAAAGGCCAAAGAAACAGTGTTTAATATTCATATTGACGCATTTCCGAATACCTACAAATACGTTGAGAAGCTGGTAGAGGGTTTGGAGCCCGTCGCGAAAATCGCCAGGGTCGCTGAGGAGCCGATGGCTGCGATAGGGAAGCTCGCTTCATGCGTCGTGTCGAGGAACAAGAGCTTCTTCAGCATCTTTGTCGAGACGAAGGAGCGCCCGGCTTCGTGCAATGACTATGTGAGGGCCGGGAGCAAGTGGTTCCTGCGGGGCCAGGAGGTCGCGGACGCTGCGGAGTTGGCCCGCTTGGAGGGACTGCACTTACCGCCCGCTTGGTTGCAGGTGACCGTGTCGGCGGACAGGGGGGCGAAGATTCAGGCGGTCGGGCTCGACGCCGCAGGCCGCTGGCAGTACCGCTACTCCGCTGAGCATGTTGAAGGGGAGAGTATAAAGAAGTTCAACAGGGTGAAGCTATTTGGCAAGGATCTCCCCGCCATACGCGGCAGTGTGGCGCATGGGATGGCCGAGGGGGACGCGCGGGCGTTCTTGCTTGAGCTGGAGGACAAGACGGCGATCAGGGCTGGGAGCATGACCGACTTCAAGGCTAAGAAGAAGGCGTACGGCCTGACCACCTTGAAGAATGAGCACGTCGCGGTGAGCGGTGACAGGATCGTGCTGGACTTCGTGGCGAAGGAGGGCATTCCGGCGCACTACGAGTTGGAGCACCCGGCCCTGGCAGCGTGGCTGTCAGAGAGAAAGACGGCGACCGCTGCCGGGGACTTCTTGTTCCCCGACGTCCCGGCCCCCAAGCTCAACAGGTATATAAAGACGCTGGCGGGCGGGCGGGACTACACCATAAAGGACTTCAGGACGTATCACGGGACGCGGGTGGCTTACGAGGAGCTGAAGCGGATCTCCGCCGGGGTCACCTCCGCTATGGAGAAGAAGAAGGCGGTGAAGCAGGTGTGCGAGAAGGTGAGCGCCTTCCTGAGGAACACCCCGGCCATGGCGAGGAAGGCGTACATCGATCCCATGGTGTGGGATATCATTGGAGGACTGTGATGGCGATGGACGATGAGGGGGAGCGCGATTTCAACGGGTGGCTCAACTCGATAGAGTTCGTGGACAAGCGCGGGTCGGTAGTCCCGGCCACTCTGACAGGGGATGCCTCCTCTGATCCAGAGGATGATCGAACTGAGGAGGATTGAACTGATGGCAGGGCAGATATTTCTTGAACACTTAGAGAAGTCCGTGTTGGTCCGCTTTTATGGGAAGCAGGAGGATGGTACCAGGGCAGAGTTTGCTCAGGAGCTTCGTCCTGGAAATTCTCTTGGTAGCAAAACATATGAGGAAGTTCGCAAGATGGGTCCAGGCGCTTATGGCCCAAAAGTTTTCGACATGGAGGACTAAGACAATGAGAGCCCAATTCACAAAGGACGGCGGCATGATGACTCCGTACCGGAGCGAGATGATAGCCTTTGACATCGACATGAAGGAGGCACTGCGCGACGACGGCACCTTCCGGGGCTACGGCTCCACGTTCGGGGACAGGCCCGACGCCCACGGCCACATCATCGCGCCGGGCGCGTTCCAGAAGTCGCTGGGCCGGGGCGGGCGCAACCGGAGCGGGGTGATGATGCTCTTCGGCCACGACGCCACGCGCATCCCCGGCGTCTGGACCGACCTGCGCGAGGACAAGAAGGGCCTCTACAACGAGGGGCAGCTCTTCGTGGGGATGGACGGCACGCCGCTGGGCAAGGAGGTCTATGTCCTCCTGAAGAATAAGGCCATACAGCACGAGAGCATAGGGTTCGACCTCCCGCGGGACAAGAACGGCGGCATCAAGCCCTCGGCCATCGAGAAGGATGAGGCCAAGGGGATCACCTACCTGAAGGAGATCGAGTTGTTTGAGATAAGCCTGGTGGCGTTCCCGGCGAACGTGGACGCCCAGGTGACACGAGTGAAGGAGGAGGTGCAGGAAGCACTCTTCTCCGCGAAAACGGAGCGCGAGTTTGAGGCCGCCCTGAGGGAGTCAGGGCTGTCCAAGACCGCCGCCCTGTACGTGACAAAATTGGCCAAGCCATCTCTGAGGGAGTTAGAGCGGGTGGGGCTCGAAGGAGGTGATGCGGAACTTATTCTGAGTGCTTTGCGTCAAATGAACAGCTCGCTTTGCAGCTAACAAATAAACGGAGGTAAAAGGGAAATGAAAACGGCTTGGTTTGCGAAAGATGTAAACAGTGCACACGAGGAACTGATCCGGCAGGCGAAGGAGCCCACCGTGGTCAAGGCGGTTCTGGAGGAGATAAGTACCCTGGGCGGCAACGTCAAGAAACAGTACGACGAACTGCGCAAGGATCACACTTTTCTGCAGGACCTGGTCAACAAACACAAGAGCCTTTTCGAGAAGCTCCCCGCGGACATCAAGGAGCAGGTGACGAAGTTCACGGAGGCGGTCTCCACTCGCCAGAGTGAGCTGGACAACCAGGTCCAGGTCGCGGCCAAGGCGGCCAAGGCGATTGAGGATAAGATGAAACTGGTGGACGCGGAGATGAAGGCCAAGCAGGACCAGCTGGACAAGATTCAGACGGCCCTCATCAGGAACATTCGCGGGGGCGGGGGCGGCGGCCAGGATACCGAGACCAAGGACGCGGAGCTCCTGCGCCATAGCTGCCTGGTGGTGCGCATGAAGGACGACAGCGGCGCCACCTGGAAGCGTGTCGAGGCGCTCGGGGACATTAACCTGGACGAGTATCGGAATTACCTGAAAGCCTTTGAGACCTTCGTCCGCGACATCGGGGACGGGAGGAACCTCAGCGCCGAGCACATGAAGAGCCTGTCCGTGGGCGCTGACCCCGACGGCGGCTTTACGGTGACCCCGGCCATGGCGGCCAAGATCATCGCGCGCGAGTACGAGATGGACCCCATGAGGGAGCTGTGTGCGGTTGAGACCATCACCACCGGGGCCATCGAGTGGATGGTGGATTGGGACCAGGCCGGTTTCGGTTGGGAGGGTGAGACTTCGGCAGGGGCCGAGACCACCACGCCGGGCTGGAAGAAAGTGCGCATCCCCGTGCACGTGCTCTACGCCAAGCCCAGGGCCACGCAGACCCTGCTGGAGGACAGCGGGATCAACGTGGAGACCTGGCTCAGCAACCATGTGGCCAAGCGCTTCGCGCGGGCGGAGGGTGCGGCCTTCGTGAGCGGGGACGGCGTCGGCAAGCCCAGGGGTTTTCTGACCTATGGGACCTATGCCACCAACCTGGGGGCGTCTGAGTGGGGGCGCATCGACCAGGTCAACATGGGTGCGGCGGCCACCCTGACGGCGGACGGCTTCAACAGGGTGAAGTTCGCCCTGGTGGAGTACTACCTCAGCAGGGGCACCTGGTTGCTGAACAGGACCACGGTGGCCGCAGCGATGCTGCTGAAGGATGGCAACGGGCAGTACCTCTGGAGACCGGGCCTTGAGGCCGGTATCTCGGCAACCCTGGTCGGGTTGCCCGTGAGGATGTCGACCAGCATGCCCACCATCGCGGCCAACGCGCTGGCCGTGGCCCTGGCCGACTGGCAGGAGGCGTACATGATCGTGGACCGGCTCGGGATCACTATTCAGCGTGATCCCTTCACCGCCAAGCCCTTCGTGGAGTTCTACACGAGAAAAAGAGTTGGTGGCGACGTGGCCAATTTCGAGGCCATCAAGATCGGCATCGTCCACGTTTAACCTTTGACCGGTGAGGGGGCACAGGCCCCCTCATAGACCTTAAAAGAAGGAGGTAGGAAGATGGGTGGAGTAAGAGACGGGTTTTCAAACTTTTTGTTCTACTGTGCCCTGCCGCCCGGCGCCAAGGCAGCGGCGGAGGCGGGCAGGACGGTGGACAGGCGCGGGTTCGAGACAGTGACCTTCGTGGTCACGGTGGAGAATTTCTCCCTGTCCAACGGCAGTGTCTACTCGGCGATGTTCGTGAGGTTGCAGCACGCCACGAGCAACGCAGCTGGCGTTCTGGCCTGGAGTAACTGTCAGGCGAGTCACATGCTCTTTGACGCGACGATGAGCGGCCTGGTCACTGCGGGGCAGTCTCACGGCCTGTGGGCTGTGGGCTCCTGCGGTAGCGGCCCGGCTGAGGGCGTGTGGCTGCACTT